AGTGGCAGTAGATGGAATCAAACCACCGACGAGAAGGGTATGAATCTTCTGTTCTATCACTGAACTATACTGCCAGCAGAAAGGGAGGGATTCGAACCCTCGGAGGGGTTTTTCCCCTCGGAAGTTTAGCAAACTTCTACCTTAAGCCTCTCGGTCACCTTTCTATGTTGTCTTGAAGCAACCCATAAGGGTTTTATGTTGCCCGAAGGCAACAATTGGAATGGTGAGATTTGAACTCACGACATCTGTCTTATCAGGACAGCACTCTAACCAACTGAGCTACATTCCACTAGGCAAGTTTATGGAAACTTGCAACCTCCAACCCGTTTTTAGAGAGGTGTGTTGCTTCCGCCCTCTTATGGGAACAATCGGATTTGAACCGATAACACCTTGTTCTTCAAACAAGTGCTCTACCAATTGGAGCTATGTTCCCATAAGTTTGGAGATAAATCTCCGATCCGAATGCTCAGATTTGAACTGAGATTATTCCTGCTCCCAAAGCAGGTGCCATGACCAAGTTAGGCGACATTCGGTTGGTATTCCTGAAGGGATTTGAACCCTCGTTTATGCCTTGAAAGGGCATCGTCCTAACCATTAGACGACAGGAACTTGATGCTGACGGCATTCTGGATTATCAGCTCCAGCGCAAATCAGCAACGACTCTAACGAGATTCGAACTCGTGATTCTTCTTAGACAGAGAAGTATGATAACCACTTCATTATAGAGCCAAATATGCCGTGTGGTCGTGAATCTAAATCAAAACTCTTTGATAAGTGCCCCACTGGACTTATCAAAGAGTTTTGAACCACGGCAAGTGGGAGAGACAAGATTTGAACTTGTGAAGGCTGAGCCAACGATTTTACAGACCGCTTCCATTAACCACTCGGACACTCTCCCAATAGATAAGTTTAATGACTTTCTAGGTCAAATGAGAATAAAGATTATTCAAATAATCTTTTTTGTCTTCATCCGAAAGTTTTTGATAATGTGCCCATCTAACTCTAATAGTTTCAATACCTAATGATTTTAGATATTCATCTCTATAAAAGTTAGACTTAACTATCCTTTCATCCACATAATGCTGTTCTCCATCTATTTCAAGAGCAATATCTCCGATACGGAAATCAATACTATAAATTGATACTGGTTGCTCCGAAATAAAAGAAACTCCTTTATCTAATAACCACTTTTCAAAATAACTTTCTGGGTAAGATTGTCCTTTCGAATAATGATTAAGTTTATAAGGAACTTTATCTGGATTTTCTTTCAGATAGTTTTTTCTAGCAATAGAGATTTTTTTCTTTGTTTCCTCAGTTAGTGGGTGGCTTGGCGCAAGTTTGCGTGCCTGACTTTTATTTCTGGAAACAAAATCACCTCGTTGTTTTGCTTTGCATAGTGTAGCAGATGTGACTCCATATTTATTTTGGAGTTTCTCCCAAGTCATACCATCATTATGGTCCTTTTGAATAAGAGACCAATCATAACGTTTATGATATTTTGATTTGTTTTCCATTATTTTGGTTAAGTATCTAACTTATTTATACAAGTATAATACTTAACCAATGAGTTCGGTGGGACTCGAACCCACAACCTTCGCCTTAAAAGGGCGTTATTCTACCATTGAATTACGAACTCAATAATATGGTAAATATTCAGTTTTCAAGGTTCTTTGAGGACTGCTTCCCTCACCACCCAATCAATATACCAGAGTTTGGACCCTGGCGGAAAATCATACGACCAGTTGCTCAACTGGCACAAGGCATAAAAAAAGAGGGGGAACCTTTTGGATTCTCCCTCTTAATTGCTGATTATGATTTGTCTTTTAACTTTGACTTATCATATTCGCAACCAAGAGGGTTTCTCCAATAAACCAGCGGTTCATCGGATAATCACTCTTAGGTTGTGAATGGAGATTAGTCATTGTTTGAATGTTGTGTATATTATATATAACAGTTTTTTAGAGTTTTGTCAAATTATCAGAATTAAAGATAATTTATACAGATGTAGAGATAGCTACCAGAGTTCCGTCTTTTTTGAGGTCAGAGATTAGTTTACCAACACTATCAGCAACTTTAATCTGGTCTTGAACTGAAACTAGGTCATCACACTTAAAGACATAAAACTTATCCGGTTTATAAGTATATGCCACCCCGACTTCATTATCTTCAGAGTTGAATGAAATCTTTGCGATTGCAGAAGAATTTGAAATTTCCAGAACTTCCATTACGAGAGAGAGATTTGTCTGATTACCTCTGTATCATATCACGGAGTCTGGGTCTTGACAAGGAGGATGTGCCAGTTCAGGAAGTGGTATTCAAGATTTTAATTTACCAATTATCTTGAAGTTCATTTCTCCTAGGTCTTCCTGCTTCTCTTTTACGACCACCTTCTCTTCTATTATCGTCCTCTTTTCTTTGGGACTTGTTAGGATTATGAGTATCTGCAACCTTGGCCATTTTTGTAACTTGTTCTGGGTTGCTATGCCTTGCAGCCTGCTTAATCATTTTACCCACAGGAAGTGGTTTCATTCCTTCCACAATACTTTCCCTCCAATCTTCACTCATATTCACCATAATGACTTCTGCTTGTTCTTGTGTTTCAGCATATCCTTCATCAAGAAGATGTGAGAGAATGATGTCGTAAAGGTCATAACTTTCACCAATCTCTCCCATCGCTTTTTGCTTACGGAGTTTTTTGGGATTTTTGGTTTTTGTTCCAGGACCATCACTATACTCACCATGAGTTGCGGCATCTATATCTCTTCTTTCATCTCTTTCAGATTGAGTTAAACCAGATCTACCATACTCACTATCGTGGGGGCGAATAGGTCTATTAGATGCTTTTCTTAAAGGATGTCCCTGTGGTTTATCTCCAGGATTTCCTCCAGAAGCACGAATTCTTGCGTTAAGTGCAAGTCCCTTATACATTGCTTTTCTTTGGGGGGTTTGTCCCTTTCTTTGGTTTGCAAGTTTTTCGGATCTAGCAGCAACGTCTTCCGAAGCACCTTCATCAAGTTCAGTTGATTCTTGAAGATAAGGAGAAGTATAAGGCCAACGGTTCAGCACGTTGTGGTCTTCATTTGCTCCCTCAATTAAAATTTCTTGAGAAAGATTTGAAATGTTTTGTAAGTCCCTATAATTCATTTGCTTTTTACAGTTCTATCAAAGTATTTATAAAACTGTATCAAGTTTATAATTCGTAATCAGCAACTCGGTTTTCACATTATCTTGTGTTCCTTTCTCACCACGATGAACCATAGAATACCTCAACTTCCATTCATCTATATTATACTCTTTATAACGACTTAATATCCAATCATTAAGATTGTAAGTAATCATAAAACGATGAGGGCATTTATCCACATCATCAGCAAATCTTTCGTGAGAGAATGATGAGTGAAGTTTTCTTCCAGTTCCATAAAGGAAATCCTTAATATCATAAGGTGGGTCAAGAAATACAAACACATCATCACCCTCTGCGTTCATTACTTCTTCATAGTCAATGTTTGTAATCTTCCAGTCCTTAATGATATAAGAATACCTAGGAAGTTTATCAATACCAACTAATGAGAAGTTGGACCGTGATGCTTGAACTGAAAATGTTGAGTTCTCTGTAAGACCAGAATAAGAACACTTATTCATTACAAAGAACGCAACTGCTTGTTCTAATGGTTCAAGATTACCAATCGTATGAGAGTAATCATCAAAGAGTTCTTGGTGTGCGTTATCATCACCATTCACATCTTCTTTGATTGCTCTTAGTTTATCTTTGAGAACTTGTCCATTATCACGAAGTTGAACCCAAAAGTTATACAAGTAAAAATACTTGTCGTTGACCCAGATAGGAACTTTTGGGTAGTTCTGTGAAACCATTAAAGAAATACTTCCACCACCCAAGAAGGGTTCACGGAACTCTTTGAAATCACTAGGAAACCAAGGAGCAAGTGTTTTGAGTGCTTTGCTCTTGCCTCCGGGATATCTTAAGGCCGTCTTTAATGGAAACTGTTTCATATAACTTTTTTTATTATATAATAGGCGTGGTCGGATTCGAACCGACCCTGTAGGCGTTTTAAGCGCCCTGTCTCTGCCGCTGGACTACACGCCCGTGTATAAGACTATCATAACTCAAAGAATCACAATAGTCAAGTGTGCCGTGTGGTTGTGAATCCAAATCAAATCTTTTTGATAAGTGCCCCACTGCTCTTATCTAAAGTTTTGAACCACGGCGATGCTCGTTGTCGGTTCTGCCCCGACCTTCTATCGTTTATGAGACGATTGCATTCCTAGATTGCTAAACGAGCAGAAAAAATAAAGATTTAGACAGTCACAAGGACACCATCTTTCTTCATTTGAGAAATCATCTTACCAACACTTTCTCCAGCATTAAACGTGTTGCGAAGTTTGCCTTTGAAACCTTCAATACTATCACACTTGAAGACATAAAACTTATCAGGTTTGTAAGTGTACGCAACACCAACAGTGTTGTCTTCGTCATTAAAAGAAAGTTTAGCAATCGCACCAGAGGTGCTAATCTCAAGAACTTCCATTCGTGCCCCATTCATTTGATTACCTTGTAATCATAACACGGATTGGGGTGCTTGGGGAGGACCTTGTGCCAGTTCAGGAAGTGGTTCAAAAAAGTTTAGTCTTTCCAGATTCAATTGCTTTTTTTTGAAGTTGAGAAAACCTATCAGTACCACGTTCTATTGATTTTTCACCATACCATTTTTCTCTAGTTTTTGCGTCTTTTTTTTGTTGTTTTTTTGATACATTTCCTTCCATAATACTTTCTCTCCACTCTTCACTCATATTCACCATAATGACTTCTGCTTGTTCTTGAGTTTCAGCATAACCTTCATCAAGAAGGTGTGAGAGAATGATGTCGTAGAGGTCTACTTGTTCTCTTTGAGTTTTAGTCATTTTTTGTTTATCTTTTCCATAAAATGTTGGAGACCTTCTCTCAACATTAATATCTTGTCTTTCTTTTTTTGCTTTATCAAAATGATGCTGCATATGTCCATAATGTCTTCTCATTTCCGCTTTTTTTACTAATGCTCTTCTTGAAGATATTAAACCTTCTTTTTCATCCTTGCTAATTTGATTTCTTTGTTGTTCTTTTTTATTAATTTGATTTTTTACTTTTTCAAATGGAAATGTTCTCTTTTCTTCACCCATAACAACTTCCAAATATGCTTCTTGAAGACTACGAAGTTCTTGTGAGTTCATCTTTACAAATACTTTTTAGTTATTTAGTCAAAAAACCTCGCATACCTGTATTTTTCACGAATGATTCCAAACCCTTATTGATTGGACGCACTTTTACATAAAGTTCTTCGGGCACAAATCCAAAGTATCCTTGGTTCCAGTTACACAACCACACAGGAGAACAAAGTGTTGTATCAGTATAAGTCGTTCCATCATCATCACCAACTTCTTTTACAAGCAGAGTATCATAATCATCAGGTTCTTCTGTATTCAAAATGATTTCCATTTGGTCCTTTTCAACTGCGTGTCGTCCAGTTCCAAAATAAAAGTGCTCGTCAATTGCTTCTTCAGTTCCGTTTAGGAGTAGTTCTTGAACTGTATTGTTATAAGGATGGTCAAATGCCCACAGTCCATCTTCAAGTTTGTAAGCAACGATTGTGAGTTCCATAAGAATGTTGTCTTTCCAATATCATAGCATAAAAAAGACCCCTTGGTGGGGTCTTGTGCCGGTTTGGAAAGTGGTATTAACCGATGATGCTTTCTCTCCACTCTTCACTCATATTCACCATAATTGCTTCTGCACTTTCAAAAGTATCAGCATAACCTTCATCAAGAAGATATGAAAGGATTACATCATAGAGATCATAAGAATTGTTTAGATTTTTTCTAACGATTTCTCTTGATGGTTTTGACTTCATTCTAGGCATTGTAACTGATTGTGGTTCACCTGGTCCTTCAGTTGCTCTAGTTACAGCAGAAGCAGTACGACTTCCCTGTTTTGTGAATAATGGAGAGAATGGTCTTGTCTTGTATGGTGCCTCTTTATCCATTCTTTGTGAAATCGTTTCTCCTTTCTTATTGACAGTGCTTGGAGTTGAAGTAAGTTTCCAATCCTTAAACTTGTCTTCAGGACCATAACCTGCTTTATCTTTATCTTTATCTTTTTTTGCTTTTTCTGATTTTTTTGCGTCTGCTCTAACTTCTGCTTGAGATGGTCCTGCTTTATAAGGTCTTACACCTTCTGCTCTCTCTTCATCAATATCTGTGTAGACATCCAAATAAGCTTCGTGAAGATTGTTAAGTTCTTGTGAGTTCATTGCTACAAATGGTTTTGTATTTATTTATATATTTATGATAACTCACCTAATGCTCTTTGTTTTCTTAACTTCTTGGGATTTTTAGTTCTTGTAGATATTCCTTCAAGTTCTGGAAAACTTGATGTTCTTCCAGATGGAATTAGGGTCTTATCTTTTCTGGCAGATTCTCTTCCTGGATACTCTGGATATAGTGGTGCTTGCCTTTCCTTAATTCTATTCAATAGAGTTTTATATACAGAATTCTTTGGATTTTTTGCAATTAACTTTGCTGTTGCAATTTTCAATCTCTGTGTTGCAGATGCCTCGTATAAAAACTCTCTAAATGTTTTCATTAATCTACCTTCCCAACCATCAATCCTGTTTTATTGGATTTTTTACTACTTCTCTTACCGAAAATCTTTCCATATAACTTTGCTCGTTTTGCTTCACCAGTTTTCTTATCTTCACCAGGCATAACTGCTGTTGGTTTTCCAATTACAGTATCACCTTTCTTTGCTCCTGCTTTCTCCAAGTGTTTTGGAGTATCTTTGATTGCTTGAATAAAGTTTCTACCTCTTTCCATCTGTTGGTTTCTATCACCTTTACCAACATCACCATCTCGGTGCATAATATCTACAGTATGAACTCTTCCAGTTTTAGAAGCACCTGTTTTAGTCATTTGCTTCTTCAAATCTTTTACTTTTCTCACACTTTCACTTGAAGGTGAAGTTTTAAGTTTAGTCATTCCAGATGCATTTCTTCCTGCTGGTTTTATTTTAGTAATAAGTCTTTCAGCCTTTGCTGCCTTTCTTGCTGATGAATATGTGCGAATGAAATGGTCTTGTTTTGTGCTTCCAATATCATCCATATCATCATCACTATCATAAGTTGTATAATCTCTTGCTCTCGTTCTCAAATCTTTAGTGGAATACTTACCAGTTCCTTTTAATCCTGCTTTCTTTGCAATTGCAGCAACAGACCTTTCTCCTCGGTCCATCTTATTTCCAGCACGACCTAAAGTAGCTCGTCCTCTACTTCTTTCACCAGTTGAACTTTCTTCTAGTTCATATTCAAAACTTTCCTTTGGTTCTTTTAGATTTTTAATATTTTTATGGTCTTTAAATGCTCTTGCTTGTTGTCCTTCAGTTTCTAATTGATTTCCTTCCCAATTAGTTATTATTTTAAACTCGTGCCTCTTACCTCTTGAAACCTTCTTTCCTTTCTCATCATCGTGAGCAATCTTTAACTTCCCATATCTTTCCAAATCTCTTTCACTTGGAATTCTATCTGGATTTTCCACACCAGTAGAAATCCTTTTTGCTCTATTCTTTTCTCTTGGAGTTAATCCAGACGATAAAGGTCTCTTTGGATTATCCCACTCTACTTTACCTTCTTTTACACAATTATTATACGTCTTTCCAAATAGTTTTTTGGTGCCTTTTTTCTTATAACCAGGCCAGCACTTCTTTGCTTCGGTAATAAACTCTTGAAAGGTTTTCATTCTATTATAGTGTTGATTTTTTTTTGAAAATATCCTTCCCTTTGTTCGCTCTAGCTGATTTTGCCCAACCCACTTTCATTTGTGGACTTGGACCATCGGTATTCCAATTGCGTTCTACCTTTGCCCCTGGAACTTTCTTCTTACCACGAAGTTCACCTGGTTTATTGTCTTTAGCACCACTTCCACCACCTCCTTGGGGATGTCTGCGAAGTTGCTCTCTCTCACTTCCCCATCCTGGATGTGGAGCATCTCCAGGTGTAGGTGTCATTCCTTGACGCCTTCTTCCTATCACTGCATCTGGATTAGGTCTCTCGTGTTGGATTTTCTCCAATTTCCACTTACCTTCTGGAGTTTTTTTCACACTTCCCGAAGTTCTTGCCAAATACATAGGAGTTTTTGGCTTCCCCTTGACTTTATCTTCTTTACGCATCTCGTAAAGGTATGCTTCTTCCAAAAACTCTTTAAGTGTTTTCTTCATTTTTTTATTTCTTGCTGGATGTGAAACTCTACCACTATCTAGATTTCTTTCTGCTTCTCCTCTTTTTCTTCCCCAAGTTTGCATCAGAGCAGCACCAGGACTTTCAATATTTCCTGTTCTTACAAAGTCTTTAGGAGATTGTGCCGCACTTAATGCAAATGTTGCACCAAGAACAGCATTTGCTATCTTTTCTCTCTTACTTGCTTCAGAAATCATTTAGATACAGAAAGACCTTTGATTATTTATCAAAGGTCATAACTTCTGTTCTTTCACTCCAAGACCTTACAAGAAGTTCTGTGAATAGTTCCATCTTCTGTGGATGAACTGATGCTGGATTGTAATTAATTGCTTCTTTCAGTGCTACCAATTCTTTCCATTCTTCGGTGCTTAATTCCATAGGGTTTTCCATATATGTGTTGTAATCCTAACACAATATCTAGGTATATGCCATCCTCTTAAGAATATCTTCAGGTTTCCATAAAGTCTTGTAAGTTTTTTATATCTTTTTCTAATTCTTCTTTTTGTTTTTTATCGTGATAATATGACCACAAGGCATTATGAACCTCCATAAGATGGTCCACCCAGAAACCAGTTGGATAGATTCCTAGAGCATCTTGCAGTCCTCTGTGACTGGTTCCTTCTTTCTCTGCCTTACACATAATATAGCAGATTGCCTGGACCATATCAAGTTTATCAGACTCGGAGAGCATAAAGTACTTACCTACTGCTCGTTGCTTTGCCTCTTCATTTTCTTTTTCAATTTGTTTACATTCATCAGAATCCCACCACTCTTGCATTGCCTTACCAAATTCGTTAGGTTCAGTCATAGTTATTCCCCAAATATAGTTCCAAAGAATCCGGTGTCACCAAATTTACGACTCTCCAGTTTATCTAGAAGTTTATCATGATTTTGAACTGATTCAATACGACTAATCAAATCAGAAATCACTGAAATTACTATGGGACGTTCTTGTCGTGCAGCAAAGGCAAGTGCTGCTCTCAAAGATTGTTCTGCATCTTTTAAATTTTCTTCAACCGATTGTGATAGTGCCATCGTTTTCCTCCTCAAATAACATACAGTCAATACAGGACTTTATTTCTAATACATCATCCTTAGAAAGTCCATCTAAGGTAATTGCTTGCTTCTCAAATGCAACGGTGATATTATAAACTTCACCATCAAATCCACCACAGGTTTGGATAGTTCTCAATTTTCAATCCAGTAACCATCGGCACTCACAGTATATCCTGTAGTAATCATTCCATTATAAGTTTTAGGAAGTTTTCGCAGAAGAAAACTACCATCATTATTATCCACCCACTCTACCTCATCATTTACTACAAGATTTGCTGCTTCCAATAAGTCATCTGGGAAGGTGATAAAGTATTCAGTTTCTCCAGTATCACCATTCTCCACTTCTTCTACAGGAAGTTGCCACTTGACTACTTTATCTTGCTTAGGTTCTTCTGGGGGTAGTTTAGAAAGATATTCCAAATCACTGTGACCCCAAGGTGGCATACAATCATCAGTCTCTTCTTGATTGATTTTAGTTACAGTTTCTTTCCAGGCAAGTTTGAACTTCCTATCAAAGTCTTCAAGATAATACTGAAGGAATTCGTCCGCAGCATACAAAAGAGTTTCTGCTTTATCATACTGGTGCTCTTGAAGTCTATCAACAGCACTATCTAGAATTTCACGGGCAGAACAAATCTTGGATGTCACCATCTCAAGTTCATTCATCGTGTTCCATACCTTTTGATAATCAAGAGTCATTTTGGTTCAGTCTATCTTGGATTGCTTGTTCTACTATAGCAGAAATTTCGGCAGAAGTCTTGCCGTTTAACCAGTTCCACTTCTGGTCGTCCTTGTCCCATTCCATTTGGAAACTTCCATCAGGTTGTTCCACAATCTTAAGTGAGTCTTCCATCAGAACCAAGAACCTTTCAATGTCTTATGAGATTGTTTCATTGCCTTATAAAGTTTTTTAATTTCATCAAAAGCATCATTTGGTCTCATCTTACCACCAATTGCCATATTAGTCAAATAACTAACATGATGTGTAAAATTATTCAGATTATTGATTGTTGCAATATCCAGAAAACTTACATCTGCATCTGGATTGATGGGAGGAGTTGGGTATAAAAACTCATCCTTTGCTTGTTTTGCTGTCGTCATTTACTGATCCCAATTAGTGTTTTTGAGATTATAAACCACTGGATGGATATTGTCAATCTTTGCTTGTAGTCTGTTCTCAACTTCATACAAAGCATTTGCAGTCTCCACATTTTCTTCTTCCAGTTTTATGATGCGTTTTTCCAGTTTTAAAACTTCTTTTGCAAGTGAAGCACATAGTCCAACAAGACTATGTTTATCTCCATTAGTATCAGTAACTAAAAATTCATAATTTTCAGGTTTCTCATATTCTTTAACAATTCTATTAAACCAATTAAACATTTTCATAATATTCCTATCTCCCTAAGATATGCTCTGTATCTCATAAAACTACCAATACTTACTGGTCTATCTAGACTCTCACAACAACGGCAGTAGGATAAAAATTCGTACCAAGGAGCAGTAGGGTCAGTATCACTCATAATTTACCATCTACTTTACCAGAGTAAGTTTTGGTTTCTCCCCAACCTTCCTGTTTTCCCTTGAGATAGTAACGAGTGGCGGCAACACAAGTCTCTTGTGCGAGTGAAGTAACAAGTGCGTTCCCGTCCTTATCAAAACTTTTCCAAGTTTTCCAATTAGATTGTTCCACATAAAACGCACCATCATCATAAAGGTTTTCCAATTTTAGCTCCATCAATTTGAATGTAAATTTTGGTTTCATCATTCCAATGTTTTACAACACCAGCAATGATAAAGATATTTGTAGCAAGATAAGTTAGAAAAATAACAGTACGAAGGACCGCAACACAATCTGCTTCATTATTTTTTTTGCTTGCTTTTTCTCCCAGTGCCAGAGACCATAATTTCCACATTTGTTCCAGGTTTAACGAATAATTGATAATCTTTTTGTTTAAAATTGGATTTGACAATATATTTTTCAGCATAATGCATATTTTGAAAATAACACTTTCTAATGTCTTTCATTTCTTTTCCATCATTATGAACAATAAGAATTGGAAACTGTGCGTGGGGAAATTCAATCGTTTGTTCTTTCTTTTTCATTTGGTTTCATCTTCTTCGGTTGTTTCTTCTTCTTGTTCGTTTGCTGCTTCTCGTTGTGCTGCTATTTCTAACATTTCCTCATGGGTCAAGTATTTTTCAGTCATAGGTTCTCCTGGTGTTCTCTCTGTAGTATAACACCCCCTCCCGAAAACGGGAAGAGGTGAAGGACACTCAATTAGGTGTCTGTTTCATAATCTTCTTGATAATACCCACTTACAACTCTATCATCCCATGCTGTAGGTAAGTTGTGCTCCCTTGATTTCATATGATTTAATCCAGAAACTGGAAGACCCTCCAAGTCTTCTTCGTGTAAAATTCCATCCAACTGTTTAATTTCGTTAAAGGTATGAGGAAAACGAAGTGCGTAACGATGCATTCCGTCAAGATTGCGATTTGTGCGAGACATAATGTTCGTGAATAAACACAATACTAATTATATCACTTTTTTTCCTTTTCGACAAACTCTTTCATAAGTTCCTCTGCCATTCTCATAGAGTTTCTATACATCATCCAACGAACTATAATGTTGCGTGGATTATTCAATAACCACCACTTTTGTTTTTCGTATTGGAATTTTATGAGATTTAATACTAATGCGAAAGCATAAGAAATACTATTATCAGTTACGATTAAGTATCCAAAAAATATAAAAATCCCAAACCAAAAATAGTAGGAAGTCATTCAGTAAATTCGTGATTATAATCACTATTATCTATAATTCTCCAATCAAGATAAAGTTCATTAAGATAATCAAGCAAAGCATCATCACCTTCGGGGACAATTTCACCTTCATCCAGCACAAAACTTGCTTCACAAAGAGCAGGACCATATTCTGGTGGGTCTTGTAATGTTGCTGGATAAATCTCAATCACATCTTCCACAATACCACGAACATAGATGTCATTTCCATCTTGTTGAAAGGTTTCAATTACACTAATCATTTTTTCTACGAGTTTCCTTTTGAATAAATTTCTTTGCTGTTTCAAGACTGTTATGAGTACAAATCTGTTCACCATTATAAATGGAAACATACCTTTTACTATACCAGGGCACTGCTGCCCACATTCTATCACTACTAATGTATCCGTCAGTGGTCATAAGCATTATAACAGGTTGAGTATTTCGTGATGTAATTCACGATGACAGTTGGCACATACACATATACATTTATCCAATTCTTTGGTAATGGCATCCCAAGAACGAAGTCTCATTTTTTGCCAATCCACATCTTTTTGATTTGGATCTGTGTGGTGAAATTCCAACGCACCATAAAATTTATCGTAATCACAACGAATGCATTTGCCTCCTTTATAGGAGATGGCATCTTTCTTTCGTTTTATCCACCTATCAATACAATAAGCATTAAAGCAAGTGCGACATAAAGATTGAAATCTTTTTCCTTTTTTATACCCTGTTTCTTCATTCAAAGAAATTTGGCATTTGGAACAAGTTTGTGATGACATTTATGGATAGAATAAAACTTTCTAATCTATTTATAAGATAATAGTTTTAAACAAGCAGGGCAGATAGGATTTGAACCTATATCGTACATCTTAGAAGGATGGTGCATGATCCGTCATGCTGCTGCCCCATAAAGAGGGAAAGTTCCCTCTTACATTTTACTTTGAGTAATCGTCAAAGTCAATGACTTTTTCTTCGTAAAAAGCAATGTAGTCATCGTAATCTAAACCAAGATATTTGGCAAATTCCTCAAAATTTTCTCTTTTTTTAATAGACTGTCTTGTTTCCTGATTAACAATGTTTGTGTCTGTCATATCAGTACCCATACCTTGAAATCATTTGGTCCATTCTATCCTCTCTATATTCCTCCTCTTGATTATCTTCAACATATCCTTCGTGAAGTTCATCGTAGATTGTATCTGCGTCCTTATCTAGAAAAAGTTGTGTCATAGGAAGAAAAATCGGCAAAGGTTGTTCTATATATCACAGAAAAGGGGATTAACCCTCTTCTGTGTTGTTTTGTTGAAACTCTGCGTCAATTTTGTCGTAGAGTTCTACAAATGTTGCTTTCGTTTCGTCATCAAAACGATTCAGACAAACTTTGAGTGCTTTGTCTTTCTTACCAAAGATAGAATATGCTTTGATGATATGAACCAGACGACGAGTAGAAATCACTTCATCAATACCACCATCAGCAAAGGTCTTACGAATAATGTCAGACCAATTACACAGGTGCTTGATGAAATCGGTGTGCTCACCGATCATAGGAATTTTAAGTGATTGAGCAACATTTGTCAAGATTTTGGTCTCAATAGAAATCGTAGGATACTGTTGCTCAAAGGTAATTGGGAAACGTTCCAGGAATGCTTCATTCAACACGTTAGTGCCTATAAAACGACCATCATCACTACCCTTACCTTTGGTGTTCGCAGTCGCAAAGACGTTGAAACCTGCTTTGGGAGCAACGTGTACACCAATCTTTTTCAGGAAGACACCTTTACCTTCCAGAACAGATTGAAGACACATAATCTTATTAGATGCCAAGTCAATCTCATCAAGGAGAAGAATAGCACCCCGTTCCATTGCTTCAACCACAGGACCATTATGCCACACAGTTTCTCCGTTGACAAGCCTAAATCCACCAATCAAATCATCTTCATCGGTTTCAATCGTGATATTCACACGAATAAGTTCCCGACCAAGTTGGGCACAAGATTGCTCCACCCCAAAAGTTTTACCATTACCAGAGAGACCAGTAATGAAGGTAGGATAAAACAACCGAGATTGAACAACCTTTTTAACATCAGTAAAGTTACCAAAGCTGACGAAGGTATCATCTTTATTTGGAATAAGATTTTGAACAACAGCAGACATAGTAGGAACACTCTCAACAGCAGAAGAATTGTAAGTATCTTCTAGTTCTTGGACGGTTGCTTCCAGGTTCCATTTACCACGACTAACCTTATACTGGTTAAGATATTTGGAAAGAGTAGCATAAGAAGTATTCAGTTGTGCTGCTACTTCTTTCACAGCATCAGCACCAAATTCAGTGCCGAATTTTTCTTTCAAGATAATTAGTGCTTGGTCAGTCATGGTGTTTGGTTGATTACTCCGTAATTATAGCAGGGATTGGGGTGGTTTGGGGTGCCCTTGGGACACCCCGTGAAGTGGTCTAGGCAATCAGGTCAACAAAAGAACCCAAGAGTTTTTTGTTGGTCTTTTTCTTACCTAGAAGTTTAACGAATGATGATTTAATCTGTGCTTTTGTCGCATTCTCTGGAACAGAGAACTCCTCATCTTGTGCAAGAGAAGTAGCAGCAATCACATGGAATTGGTCAAAACCAGTATTGTTGAAACTGATACAGTGGTTCTTCCTGTACTCTGCTTTAGCACTCTCATAATTATCATACCCATTACCATACCAACGGTAGCAGTTTTGGAAATCACGACCAGGAGTGATACGGAAGTTGATAAGATTTACAGTAGGGAACCTATCTTTGACCGTTTCCAGAAGGATTTTAGCATATTGGGAGAAACTATTGTAATCAAAACTACGATAGACACGACCACTTTTGCGATCACGAATAGAAGTTTTGTTGTATTTCGTCATACCAATATAAGTATCATCATAGTGACCTTTATTCTCTTTGGTTACAGCATTTTGGTATCCTTCACCATCAGTCAAGAAGACTACATTAACCTTTTGAAGTTTATTCTTTGCCTGAAAATCAGGAATCAAAGAATGAAGAGCCATAATGCTTTCACCAATAGGAGAACCAGAGAGTTCAAGATGACGAGGAACAAAACCCCTATGACATTGATAAGCATAACAAGCAGTCCAGATATTCTTGAGTTGCTCTTCTAGAACACGATTATTCGTTTTGCTGGTGAAAAAGTTCATCAAACGGAATGATGCTTCTGGTGCGATAACACCTGCTACTTTCTTATAAGTAAGAGGATGATTTGGCTGTACTTCCATATAAGAATTACATTCCAAAGTAAAAGCATAAACCTCAAAAGGAATATTCACCTTACGGCAGAACCAAACCAAATTCAACAGTTGCTTATAAGCATCTAGAATAAAGTTATTCATAGAACCAGACCAATCCAGAATAAAGATTAGACCGTGATTCTTACCATCAGGGACCACAGAGACCTTCTTAAACAAGTCCTCGTTGAACTTATAGGTATGAAGTTTCTGCGTGTCTAGAACCCCTGTACGGGCAGTAGAGGCACGAGCATATTGGTCGGCAGACTTCTTACATTCAAACTCTTTTACCAGATAAGATACTTCTTTCTCTGCTGATTTCTTGTAAGTAGCATACTCTTTACAAGCAAGAGCAAAGTAATCCTTATTCACATCATTCCTAGAATACTCTTCCTTTGCTTTACTGTGAATGAACTCATTAGGAATAATCATATTCTCAAGAATCATTTCAGGAAGTTCCACATAGTTGGTTTCCTGAGAATACCTATCTACAAGGTCTTTGGATTTTTCATCAAAAGACTTTGAAGTTTTGGACTCCAATTCATTACTTTCTCTGTGCTGATTGCTTGGGTCAACACCATTTCCACCACCTTCTGGTGCTTCCATAGATTTAGAAAGTTCACCTCCTTCACCTTCATCTTGACCCCCACCTTCACCTTCATCTTGACCCTCACCTTCTTGGTCGTTTTGAGTATCACTACCAGAACCTTGATTGGGTTTGGGAGTTTCTACTTCCTCACCACCAGGACTAGAAGATTGCTCCATATCATTTTCAGGAAGGTTATTTACCTTTTGACGTTTGTATTTCACAAACTCTACAATCTCACGAGCAAGTTGTAGCACCTCATCAAAAGTTTCGGTTTGACCAGCACGAGTTAGGAACTGCTCTTCATCATCGTTAAAAGCAATATTATGAAATGCTCCAATCTTGTAATAAAGATTGATACGGTCAATGAAAGATAATTCATCAAGATTTTCTTCTTTTGTGGAGAAAAAATCATCACTATTGAGTTCGTTATAACCATTGAAGAAAGTTCTGGAAAGACCAGCATACTTTTTCTTCATTAGTTTTTCTACCCGAACATCTTCCAAGACATTCATAAAATCTTTGGGGACTTCTGGGTAATCAATAGTCCAGTCAATGTTAGGAGTTGCGAGACTATGGCCTACTTCATGTGCGACTAAAAGTGTGTACACTACATCACTTGCGCGGTCCCAAGTCGGTAAAGTGAGAATACGACGGTCCACATCAAACATAGCAGTTGGGACTTTTCTGTGCTCAATGATAATATTTTCCATCGCAAGGCATTTAGCCAGCATTCCTTTAACTTCCAGATTAACCGACATTGGGGGGGTACTTTTGACTACTCCGTAATCATAGCAGAAAAAAAGGGGGCAAATGCCCCCCGTGTTCCACCTTAAAATCCGTCCACCACCACAAGGACGGGTCTTACAACTCAAAGATACAAAGTTGTGAAGACTTATACATCATACATCAAAGACTTTTAGGTGTCAAGTGTTGACAAGATATCAAAACCTGTCTAAAATCACTCTGTTGGGTTTGAAGATAAATTGTATGTTAAAAAATGTTCTTGGAGAGTTTTTGAATTTAACTTCAATAGAACTTCCAGAGTGGTTAGATGAATCATTTACAAATGGTGCTGCAAACTTAAAGTCTTATGTATTTAAATCAAATCATTGTAGATCTATAAGACTATGTGAATTAAATGTTGAAAATAAGTTTCAAGCAGAAACTTTAGTAATCTATCCAGACTATTGTTATGATACTCCAATATTTGGAACAGAGTATTTAAAGATTGGTAATAAGAAGTATTTTGGTGCTATAGACTTTCATCCTGTTAATGAGAATGAGAATTACTTTCCTTATATTGAAATGTTTCCTGATAAAAAAACAACTACATCTAAATTTTATGACTTGAATAAGTATTTTACTAATAAATTATGGATAAGAAAAGGTAATGAATGTTTTTATAATGAATATCAAATTATGATTAAATGTTATTTGCATCAATATAAAAAATGTTTATATAATTCTGTTGCCAAAAAACAATCATTTGAGGACGAACACAATAACTTTAATCGTTATATGTCATCAAATGATCCTGCTTTTGGTATTTTAAAGTCTTATTTTAATAAAGATTTTACTGAAAGATATATTCAAGAATTTTTATTTAATTAAATTTATACTTCAGTGACAATAGGTCTTTCCCACTGTGTTGCGTCCTGAACCATTCCATCTCCATCACCATCTCGTGCATCAGGATTATAACCATCAGCAATCATTTCTTCTAATGTTGGTTCTGTGGGTGTGGGTTCTTCAGTTACTACTGGTTCTTCAATAACTTCTAGTACTGGTTCTTCAGTTACTGGTTCTTCTTCAGTTACTACTGCAGATTCTTCAACAGAAACAGGTTCTCCTACCTCCACCCAAGGAAGAGGTAGTGGTGTAATAGGAGGATTATACTTACTTGCAATCTCATTTGCAATAACTGTTTGTAAATATCCAACATCAAGGTTACTTTCTAACCATCCTATCACAGTTTCTTCAGTAAGAGTTGAATAGTCAGTAAATGCTTCTGGAATTTGTGAAGGAAGAGGATAAGAATTATCGATTGATGCCGATACTCCATTCTCATCTACTCCTGCAAGTCTCCAATGAACAATCTTCACGACATCAATTAATCCATTTTCTGATGGAGCACAGTCCAATTTATAAATTCCCCAAGTATAAGTAATCATCGTTTCTTAGCATACACCATATTTAGATTTGAGATTATTAGATTGTGTTTCCATACTCTCAAATCCTTTGACTGTCATCCAAGTCACCATAGAATATCGGTTTCCTTTGGTGACTGGTTCAACACCGTGACGATAATACCGATTGGAAGGAAAGCATACCAGAAGTCCAGGTTCAGGACGAACACGAATATGAAGGTCTGGAAATACAAAATCTCCACCCTCAAAACCATCATTCAGATATAAGACCATAGACAAATCACGGTCTACTGTCTTTCTCCACAGTTGTGTTTGGTCTGGTGCAGTCCATATACCTTCACCATCAATATGAGGTTGGTAGTGTCCTCCTACATCATAACAAAGAAGTTGTGGAACTTCACTACTATCAACTTCAAACTGATAAAAAGGATTGATGACTTGCTTTACAATATGATGTATCAGTTCGTTGACCTGTGGAAATACAGGTTCAATTGGTGCAATTTGAGTATCTCTTGTTCTCTTATCAGTAATCCATTCAGTTCCTCGTGTCTGATTGGATTTGTCTGGGTCAAATACTGAAAGGTCTTCTGTCTTGGAAGTTTTCATATGATTTACCAGTGCATCAATACCTTCTTGACTAATGACTTTTGGTGCAATCAAAACTTTTGATAATAAATTCATAAAGAATAATGTAGTTTGAAGTATTTATGTTGGGGTGTTTGATGTTGCTCCTGGACCACCTCTTGCTGAACTCAATGCTCCTCTTGGTGATGTTGCTACAGAGTCATTAGAGAAATCTACGCGGTCTACTGTTGCTGTTGTTGCTGGAATAGAACCACCACCAAACCAACCATAATTAGAGTTTCCTGTTGCTGCTAAAGATTGTTTTGCTTGAGATAATGAACCTCTAGCAATTGCTGATACAGAGTCATTAGAGAAATCTATACGGTCTACTGTTGCTGATAGTGCTCCAGTGCTACCACCACCAAACCAACCATAGTTGGAATTTCCTGTTGCTCCTAAACGATATCTTGCTGAACTTAATGGACTTCTTGGTGATGCTGATACCGAATCATTTGAGAAATCTATACGGTCTACTGTTGCTCTAACTGCAGGGAGAGGAGATATAATATATCCACCACCAAACCAACCATAGTTAGAGTTTCCTGTTGCTGCTAAATTATATCTTGCTGAACTTAAAGGACCTCTTGGTGATGTTGTTATTGCATCATTTGCGAAATTGATACGGTCTACTGTTGCTACAGTTGCTATTGGAGTACCACCTCTTCCACCACCAAACCAACCATAGTTAGAGTTTCCTGTTGCTGCTAAACCATATCTTGCAGAACTTAATGGACCTCTTGGTGATGCTCCAGCAGGAGAATCATTAGAAAAATCTACACGGTCTACTGTTGCCACTGATGTTGGAGTATTACCACCACCAAACCAACCATAATTAGAGTTTCCTGTTGCTGCTAAAAACCATCTTGCTTGAGATAACGAACCTCTAACTAATGCTGTTCTCGAATCATTTGAGAAATCTATACGATCTACTGTTGCTACTTGTGGAATACCTCCTCCACCAAACCAACCAAAATTCCCTGCTTTTTGTAGACGAATACTTGAAGACCTTGCCTGTCCTGATGTTGCTCCCAAGTATCCTCTTCCTGCACTTAATGGACCTCTTACTGATGCCGTAGAAGAATCATTAGAGAAATCTATGCGGTCTACTGTTGATAATGGTCCTGGAGATCCTCCACCGAACCAACCATAATTAGAGTTTCCTGTTGCTGCTAGATATGCTTTTGCAGCACTTAATGGACCTCTTACAGATGCTGTTGCAGAATCATTAGAGAAATCAATTCGATTTATTATAGAATAAAATATAGGACCTGGTATTGCACCACCACCAAACCAACCATAATTAGAGTTTGCTGTTGCTGATAAAGCAATTCTTGCTAAACTTAATGGACCACGAACTGATGCGGTTGCAGCATCATTCGAGAAATCTATACGGTCTACTGTTGATAATGGTCCTGGAGATCCTCCACCGAACCAACCATAATTAGAGTTTCCTGTTGCTGATAAATTTTCTCTTATTGCACTTAATGGACCTCTTGGTGATGCTGTTCCAGAATCATTAGAGAAATCTATACGATTTACTATCGAAACTGTTGCTGGAGCAAATCCACCACCAAACCAACCAAAGTTTGAGTTTCCTGTTGCTGCTAAACGTTGTCTTCCTAAACTTAATGGACCTCTTGGTGATGCTGTTGAAGAATCATTAGAGAAATCTATACGATCTACTGTTGACGGACTAGCCGGACCACCACCAGCAAACCAACCATAGTTAGAGTTTCCTGTTGCACCCATTCTATATCTTGCCGAACTCAATGAACCTCTAATATTTGCAGTTGCAGTATCATTTGAGAAATCTATACGTTCTACTGTTGATACTGTTGCTACCGGAGAACCTGCTCTACCACCACCTAACCAACCGTGAGTTTGAGCACTACTCCAAGTAGTATTTGTGACTTGCGTATCAGTCACTAATATTACTCTACCAGTTGTGGTAATACCAGCAGTCACACCACCAACATAACCAGTAGTCGCATAGGAAACTGTTGTAGTTCCTGCAAATCCTGTGACTACAAAGTTTCCATTATATCCAGTATGTGCTACACCAGAAACAGAAAGACCAGAAACTGCAATCTTTGCACCCACATAAAAAGGTGTCGTAGAAAGACCAGCAGCAGTTGAAAGTGTAAGAGTCGCAATACCAGCAGCAGCATTTAAAACTCCACTCACAACAGTAATACCAGCACCAGCAGCAGTAGAATTAATGTCTACAGCAGAAACCGTAATGGGATTTGATTTGTTTAGAAAAATTCCATCAAGACCAAATACGTCTCCTGCTGGCATCTACTTTCTCCTTATGAGTTTCTGGATTCTAAAAGTTGTTGATGTTGTTCTGCTCCAGGTGCAAGCAAACCTAAATCAGTATTCGTCACTTCTTCAATACCACGAAGAACTTTCTCTTGCAGTGTATTCAAGAACTTATCGGGGTCATTAATTGCATCAGCAAGAGCACCATAACCATTCTTGATTCGGTTTGTATCCTCACTGATTAGTGTGGGTGCAGTTCCTCTTCTCATAGAGTGAAGATTACCGATACTAATACCAGTCTTAGAACTTACCATTTCATCCAGAGATTGCTCTGCAAAACGACGTTCCCAATAGATATGGTCCTCATTCTCAAACTGTTCTTTGGTGACTGTCTTACCACCATTCAGTTCAATCAGTTTATTAATCATCTTATCAAAGAAGTTCATTTGCTGAATACGGTCACGAATCTCCAACTCACAAGACTTCAAATAGTTTTGAGTTGAAATTGAATCCAAATCGTGCCAGTAAAGTTTTGTTGAACCACCATTCGGTCCGGAAGTGTGCCACTCTACGGGTTCATCAGTATTCTTATCTTTCCAACGATACTCAAACTCACGAACTTTCTCCTTCATCTCAATCAGTTTCTGCATATAACCTTCGGCAAGAATACGACGATTCTTAATTGCTGCCTGGAATGCTGCAGGAACTGTGTATTGCTCTAACAGAAAGAACTTTTCAATCTGGAAATTGGTTCTTCCTTGTGCGAGTTCTTTGTCTGCATCTTCCCAACGAAGCACTTCTTGAAATGCTTGTTTTAAATATTCTTCGTTATTTACTGCTTCCTCTGGGGAAATAATTTGCAGTTGGTTACAATTTTCAGTCATAGTTTGTTTACTAAATGGTTCTAATGTTTGTTTCCAAACGTTTGCAATTTTTTTCCAATCATAAGTTTCAGTAGCATAATGTGAAACAGATTGTGAAATTTGGTCGTAGTACTGCCTATCAGTATCAAAAAAATATAATGCAGATTTACAGGCATCTATAAAGTTATTTAGGAAGTTATCAGAAACTTTATATCCAGTGGAAGTTCTTGTACCTTCCATCGGAACAATATTCGCAATCTCATTAGAAACTTCTGGAAGTGCTCCAATATCTGTAAGAATTGGAAAGCATCCACAAGACATTGCTTCTGCAAGAGAAACACAGAATGTTTCTTCCCAGATATTAGGATGTATAAAGAATGCAGCATCTTGTAAGTGCTCTATCAGTTCTGCTTGGTCTACTGCTGGTGAGTAGATTACATTTGGAAGTGATTTGAGATACTCATAAAGTTCGGTATATGGGTCTTCTTCAATATCATAAAGATTCATCGCAGAAAAAATCTTAAATGTTGCCTCTGGAATATGAGGAATGATTTTTGCAAGAACTTCAAGACCTTTATAAGGTATGGAAGTATAGATGAATGTCTTTGATTTTCTTGATGAATATGTGAATTGCTTTGATACTCCTGTTGGAATTGTGACGATTTTATTTTCGGGAATATGATGATACTTAATGAACTGTTCTCTACACCAGTTAGATGGAGAGACAATTAAATCACAGATTGAAAAATCAAAGTTAAGATATACTGGTTGGTCGTAAGAATGTTGCGACCATAATACTTTGACTGGTTTATTTGATTGTTGAAGTTCTTGTGGTAAATGAGAAACTATAATGTTTTCTGGAAACTTATAATATTCTTCAAGAAAAAAATAAGAACTTTCACTTGCTCCTGATTTCATAATGTTTATTTGTTAGTGTTGGAGGTTGCTGCTAAAGAATACCTTCCAGCACTCAATGGACCTCTTGTTGTTGTAGATACCAAATCATTTGCAAAATTTATGCGCTCTACTATTGCATTATTAGGAATAGTGGGAGTCCCTGCCCACCAACCATAGTTAGAGTTTCCTGTTGCTGTCCCATAATTCCTTGCTATAGTTAATGGACTTCTAACTAATACTGGAATAGAATCATTCGAAAAATCTATACGGTCTACTATTGTGGTTGTAGATTTTGATGAGTTGTTCACAGCACCCCCACCAAACCAACCATAGTTAGAGTTTCCTGTTGCTGCTACAAAACTTCTCACATCTGATAAATTGGTTCTTTGGGACGCCGTTGCAGAATCATTTGAAAAATCTATACGGTCTACTGTTGATATTGAGGTATTTTCATTACTTGTTGGATTAGCGCCACCACCAAACCAACCATAATTAGAGTTTCCTGTTGCCCCCACGTTAGATCTTCCCGCAGCAACACTTAATAGACCTCTTGGTGATGTTGACACAGAATCATTTGAGAAATCTATGCGGTCTACTAGTGTTATACATCTTGGAGAAGTTGGTGGGGATACATAACCTCCACCAAACCAACCATAATTAGAGTTTGCTGTTGCTGCCAAATTATATCTTGCTGAACTTAATGGACCTCTTGGTGATGCTGTGGAAGAATCATTAGAGAAATCTATACGGTCTACTGTTGATGTTGTTGGCAATCTTCCACCACCAAACCAACCATAGTTAGAGTTTCCTGTTGCTGCTAAAGAATATCTTCCTGCTGGGGCATTTAATGTACCTCTTATTGATAAAGTTACAGAATCATTAGAAAAATCTATACGATCTACTCTCGAATAAATTAATGGTGAAGCAGTACCACCACCAAACCAACCATAATTCCCTGCTTTTTGTCTGCGAATATTGAGAACTCCTGAGGTTGCTGCTAAGAAATATCTTGCCGAACTTAATGGACCTCTAACAGATACTGATACAGAATCATTTGAGAAATCTATACGGTCTACTGTTGAGAATGATACCAATGGTGGCGAAGTAGTGCCACCACCAAACCAACCATAATTAGAGTTTCCTGTTGCTGCTAAAGAATATCTTCCTGAACTTAATGGACTTCTTACTGATGCGGTTGAAGAATCATTAGATAAATCTATACGGTCTACTGTTGATAGTTGGGATGGTGTTGCAGTACTACCACCACCAAACCAACCATAATTAGAGTTTCCTGTTGCTGCTGGATTATATCTTGCTAAACTTAATGGACCTCTTGGTGATGCTGTTGAAAAATCATTAGAGAAATCTATACGGTCTACTATCGAAACTGTTGCTGGTGTTGTAGAAATACCACCACCAAACCAACCATAATTAGAGTTTCCTGTTGCTGATAAAGCACATCTTGCTAAACTTAATAGACCTCTAACTGATGCTGTTGAGAAATCATTAGAGAAATCTATACGGTCTACTGTTGATGATACTGTAAGTGGAAGAACAACATTACTACCACCACCAAACCAACCATAGTTAGAGTTTGCTGTTGCTGCTAAATTATTTTTTGATGAATTTAATGGACCACGAACTGATGCTGTTGAAGAATCATTAGAGAAATCTATGCGGTCTACTGTTGATGCTTGTGCTGGAAGACGACCACCACCAAACCAACCATAGTTAGAGTTTCCTGTCGAAAACAGACTAGTTCTTGCTGAACTTAATGAACCTCTAACAGATGCAGTAGAAGAATCATTAGAAAAATCTATACGGTCTACTGTTGAACGAACTGCTGCTGGAGCATAACCACCACCAAACCAACCATAGTTCGCAACGGATTCTTTATTCAACCACTCACCAGTCAGTCGTCCACTACGAACTTCTCCAAGTGTAAATGCTCCAAATATATTGTTATTATTGATTGTCATTTACTTAGATAAACAAACTGATGGGTTGTTTTGCCTTTCTCCAAAATTCCATACCAGAATACTTATTCAATACATAATCACTCAAAACTTCTTCAGGTCTTTTGGAAGTTCTTTTCACCTGCTTACGAACTTCGTGCATATCACTCAATCCGTAAATCTCATTATCTCTCTCACGGTATTTATGACTTACATTACCGAAGTCGTGTTTGTATTCGGGAATCTCTAAAAACTTATAAACCTTATGCATAGTGTCTTCTGGACGGTTCACCAAGTCATTATACTCAATCATATGCATATACCTCTCACAACCCTTCCTGAACCCCTCTCCAAAGGCATACATAGACTGGTCTACAATACCTTCGGGGCACATTAGATAATCACAACGATTATCGTCTGTGGGTGTGTATCCCTTATCTTTCAGTGCCTTATCCACAAAAGAAACCTGATTGGAATTGCGATGAATCATTTGAATAAAAGATGCAAGAATCTCCACCACATCTCTTACGGGGCACAGAATCTTTGGTGTCTTTGTGATGTATTCTTGTAGTCGGTCAACATTATTGGGCCACGCACGGCATTTATCTACTACAATTGGTTTATCAATATCACTATAATAATTATCAATCACACTTGAAATAATTTTATGATGCTGTACTGGTTTTGGATATGCAAGTGCTTGCTCTGACCCCTCAAAGTATTGCTCTGTATAGTACATAATCTCCAGCACAGGAGAGATTGCACCACAGTGAATGTCTGGATTTTGATTTAAAATTGCAGAAAGTAATGTAGAACCAGAACGAGGTAATCCACTTTCAAAAAAATAAGTCTTATGCATTATTAAAGAAGAACAATTGAACTAATCTACCATTTTCTAAACTATCTCCAAAGTTTGCTCCGTGCGAATGCCAGAGTTTTGGGTCAAAGATGACTGCTCTATTATACCTCATATTCGCAAGACAGTATCTCTCCCACTTGGAACGGTCAAGTCCATCACCATAGATGATACTATCACGGATTTCATCGTAAGAAGTATAACCAAACCAAGATGCCTCTTCTCTTTCAGGGCATTTTTCCCATCCCAGTTTCTTATGTTTCCAGAAAGATGTTCCTGCCTCATCAATACACTGGTGAGGAAGATTCATATAAAGAACACAACCCCATTCCCAGATTGGGTCAATATGAATATCTTGTTGGAATGTATCTACTTCTAATGATAATCTAAAATCTCCGTGATTACCACAATCAGCAGGAACTAAATGTCTTCCAATTAGGTTTTCAAACTTATCGTGAATCTCTTGATTGTAAAAAGTTCCTTTTGAGTTTCTACCTGGATAAGTATAACCGTCTTGTGGTTGTGGGTATTCAAGATTTAGTGCATATTGACGAACTTCATATGGATTCTCATAGAAATTATCAACAATAATAATATTCTGCTTCATCAGTAATAATGTAGTTGCTTTATTTATTAGATGCTGATGCTGGTCCACTTCTTGCAAGAGATACTGAACCTCTTACTGATGCTGATACAGAATCATTTGCGAAATTTATACGGTCCACTGTCACTACTGGTGCAGGAGTTCCTCCGGCACTGAACCATCCATAGTCATTGCTTGCTGTTGCAGATAAAGAGTTTCTCTGCTGTGTTAATGGACCCCTTAATAATGCTGTGACAGAATCGTTATTATAATTTATGCGATCCACAGTTGAATAATTTACGGGTCCCGTACTAATTCCACCACCAAACCAACCAAAGTTTGAGTTTCCTGCTGCTGCTAAATATCCCCTTGCTGCTGATAATGATCCTCTTGTTATTGCCAAAATACTATCATTAGTGAAATCAACGCGACTTACTGCTGCAGTGTATGCAGGTAGTCTACCACCACCAAACCATCCATAGTTGGCATTTGCTGCTGCCGATGCTGCCAGTGAGTATCTTGAGGCATTTAATGAACCTCTCAATGATGCTGTTGTTGCGTCATTAGAAAAATCTATGCGGTCTATAGTTGCTACTGCTGCTGGAGTTGCACCCCCACCATACCATCCATAATTACTATTTCCAGTTGCGGCAAGAGTATTTCTTGCTTGAGTTAATGGTCCTCTAATTGTTACTGACGCAGAATCATTTGCATAATCTATGCGGTCTACTCTTGAAAAATTTACGGGTCCCCCCCCAATACCACCACCAAACCAACCAAAATTTGTATTTCCTGTTGCTTCTAAATACCCCCTTGCTGCACTCAATGAACCTCTAACTGATGCTGTTGCAGAATCATTAGAGAAGTCTATGCGGTCTACTGTTGATACGTATGCTGGTGCTGCAGTTCTTCCACCACCAAACCAACCATAATTCCCTGCTTTTTGCAGTTTAATTGCTGGTCCTTTTGCTTGCCCTGATACTGCACCACCCGATGCTTGTTTTGCAACACTTAATGGACCTCTAATTGATGCTGTTGTAGAGTCATTTGAGAAATCTATACGGTCTACTGTTGATACTGCTACTGCTGCTGGAGTAGAACCACCACCAAACCAACCATAGTTAGAGTTTCCTGTTGCTGATAAAAAAGATCTTCCTGCTGGAGTACTTAATGGACCTCTAATTGATGCTGTTGAAGAATCATTAGAGAAATCTATACGGTCTACTCTTGCTGTTGTCGTTGGTCCTGGAATAACACCACCACCAAACCAACCATAGTTAGAGTTTCCTGTTGCTGCTAAATTATTTCTTACCGAACTTAATGGACCTCTTACTGATGCCTGCACGTAATCATTAGAGAAATCTATACGGTCTACTGTTGATATTGGTCCTGGAGCACCACCACCAAACCATCCATAGTTAGAGTTTCCTGTTGCTGTTAATCCCTGTCTTGCGGAACTTAATGAACCTCTTGGTGATGCTGTTGCAGAATCATTAGAGAAATCTATACGGTCTATTCTTGATACTATTACTGCTGCTACTTTACCACCACTAAACCAACCATAATTAGAGTTTCCTGTTGCTGCTAAATCATATCTTGCTGAACTTAATGGACCTCTTGATGGTGCTGCTGCAGAATCATTAGAGAAATCTATACGGTCTACTGG